AAAGTCCAATGGCTGCTATGAATCGAAGAATTATTATTTTAACTATACTGGCTTTAGTTATATTTACACAAGTAGCACCTGTATTTTGGGATATACCAACAGTTATTCCTACAGTAACAAAAGGTTTTGATATTTTAGGGATTCAATTAACACCCGATGTGATAGAATATGTTAGTGTAGAAGGGATGTTGAAATTTGACGAAATATTTGGATGGGCAACAATGATTATCGAATTCTACTTTGGAGCACAACTAGCAAAAGGTAGGTAAAAATGAAAAGGGCGATAGTTATACCCGATCAGCATTTTCCAATACACGATGAAAGTGCAGTAAAGGTAGTTTTAAAAGCGATAGAATTTGTTAAACCAGACATATTTATTAATTTAGGTGATGTTGGAGAATGGAGTTCAGTATCAGGACATAGATACAAAAGAAGAAAAAGGCCACCATTAGAATATCAACTTCCAGAAATTAATGCAGAAATTAAAGCTGTTAATAAACAAATAGATAGATTTGATAAAGTTTTAAACAAAGTTAAATGCAAAGAAAAACATATACTTGCAGGAAATCATGATGAATGGCTTGATTCTTTTGTAGAAGAAAATCCTTATTTAGATCAGTATACTTTTAGAAATGCATGTAAATGGGATGAAAGAGGTTATGAATATCGTATTTGGAATGATGTTTTAACTATTGGTAAAATTTCTTTTGTTCATGGTGCATATACTGGACTTAGTCACGCAAGAACGCATTTAGAAAGATATGGTACAAATATTATGTATGGCCATGTACACGATGTATCTAGACATTCTTCTACTAGATTACTAGATGGAAATATAAGTGCTTGGTCAATGGGATGTCTTAAAGATATGTCATCAGAAAAAAACAAATGGTTAAAAGGTAGACTACATAATTGGAATCATGCTTTTGGTATAGTTACTTTTTTTGATACAGGATATTTTCAAGTAGAAGTAGTAGACATAGTTAAAGGTGAGTGTTCACTTTGGGGCAAAATAATTAAAGGATAGATTATGACTTATAGAGAATTAATTAATGAAGTTTTAATAAGATTGCGTGAAGATACAATTGAAACAGATTGGTCAGGTGCAATTAATGATAGTGCTAATATATCTGCATATCATAAAGTTATAGGATCATTAGTTAATGATGCTAAAAGAGGTGTTGAAGAAAGACATGATTGGCTTAATCTTAGACAAACAGTTGATATATCTACAGTAGCAAGTACAAAAAACTACAATTTATCATCTGGTCAAGAGATAAAAATAATGGATGCAATAAACAACAATACAGGCATTCATTTACATCAAGTAAGCAAACAGTACATTAACACTATAAAGTACCCTACAGACGATACTGGTGAGCCTTTATATTATGCTTTTAATGGTAGTGATAGTTCTAATAATTTAAAAGTAGATTTATCGCCAATACCTACTGAAGCACACACTATTTCTTTTGATATAGTTAAATACCAAGACAAACTTACAGATGCAACAACTGTGCTTAAAGTTCCTGCTCAACCAGTTATTCTTGGAGCATGGGCCAGGGCAATAGCAGAAAGAGGTGAAGATGGTGGAACGCAATCTAGCATAATGGCACAAGAAGCTAATGAAGCACTTAAACAAGCAATAATATTAGATAGTGGTAATACAAAATACGAATCAGATTGGTTTGTAAATGAAAATCATAGTAGTCAATACGCAACAGGATTAAATTTTAGATAATGACAAAACAAGTATCTTATCAATCTTTAACTGATATTGGGTTAAATGGGTTAAATACGCAAAGTAACCCTGCTTCCTTAGATTTATCTTATTTAGTTAAAGCTGAAAATGTAGTAATCAGAGAGTCTGGTCGTATTGCTTTTAGAAAAGGTTTAAAGCAAAAAGTAGAACCATCAGGCACAGCTATAGCATCTATACATGAGCATGACGATGTAGGAACAAATAAAATTTTTGTTAGTTATGGCACAAGTATTTATGTAGTAGATTTTACTTCACCAGCATCAGCGTTTCCTAGTAGTGGTGCTGATGTTAAACATACCGTATCAGGTAGTTCTGGTAATTGGCAATTTGTTAATTTTAATAACAGATTGCATTGTTTTCATGCTGGTATAGAACCACAAAGATACGATGGTAGTTTAAGTTCTGGTTCTAGGTGGACTGCACATGCGACTAAACCATCAACTGTTTCTTCTAATCAATTCAAACCTACTTGTGGCATGGGTTATTACGGAAGAATATGGGCAGGTGGCGTAGCAGAATCGCCAGATGTTGTTTATTATTCAAATTTGTTAGATGGTGATGACTGGACAGGTGGAGATGCAGGTTTAATAGATTTGTCTAAAGTCTGGGGTATTGATGATGTTATTGCTATTGCACCTTTTTATGGCAAGTTAGTTATATTTGGTAAAAACAACATTGTTATATATGATAGACCAGAAACAGTAGGATCACTTGCACTTAATGAAGTTATAAGAGGTGTAGGCCTTGTAGCAAGAGATACAGTACAAGCCATTGGTGATGATCTTGTATTTTTATCAAACACAGGTTTAAGGTCGCTAGGAAGAACAACTGAAAAAGATAAACTGCCTTTAACTGATTTAAGTGTAAACATTAAAGATACTTTAATTAGAAATATTGGACAAAGTTCAAATGTTAAAAGTGTTTATGTAGAAAACGAAGGCATTTACATAATGTCATTTGTTGATAAAAACATTACTTATGTGTTTGATTTTAAACATTTCACACCTAATAATGCACCAAGAATAACAACTTGGACTTTTGATAATGATAGAGAACCATCAAGTATGGCATATACAGAAACATATGGTTTGTTAGTAGGACAACAGGATGGAGGTCTGGCAGGTTATGAAGGATATTATGACACCGATTTAGAAGGAGCATCAACTTATACTTATAGTTCTTATACAAGTAGTATAGCAACAACATGGATTAATTTAGGTGAGTCTATAGCAGCTTCATTTTTAAAAAGATTGTTTTTAGTTTTAGAAGGTGGTTCTGGAGCAACATTAGGATTAAAATGGTACAAAGATTATAGTCCAAGTCCATCGTCTACTACCTCTATAACTTTGAATCCTACAACTACAGGAACAACATCATTGTGGGGTGCTAGTACATCTTTATATGGTACAACAACAGTAACAACGACTAATGCTGGTAGTTTTGTAACAGGAACTTATTATGCAATTTCTAGTGTTGGTAATACTGATTTTACAGCTATAGGTTCAGCAGATAATAATGTTGGAACAGTATTTCAAGCTACTGGTGCTGGTTCTGGCACAGGAGTTGCTGTAAGTCATGTTCATCTTTCGGGAACACATCCAAACAATTCTACTTACAAACCTATATATGGATTACATGAATACAAAACACCGTTAACTGGTTCGGCAAAAAACCTTAAACTAGAGATAGATATTGAATCAAATGGATTTGATGCTTCTTTACAAGATTTAACTTTATTACATAAACAAGGAAAGATACGATAATGGCAAACTATACTATAGCTGTCGGATGGTCTGGTAAAGATGCACTAGCAGATTCCGATGCAGGAAAGGTAATATCTGGTGCAGATTTCAATACTGAGTTTACAGCAGTTCAAACAGCAGTAAACACTAAAGCTGATCTAGCAGGTAGTGCTTCACAAGCATTTAGTGCTACAACTGCTACAGAAGGCACAAATACTACACAAGTTGCTTCTACTGCTTTTGTAACAACAGCAATAGCTAGTCACAAAACTGCAACTGAAGCTGCCAGAACAAATGGTTTTGGTTTAAGAACAGTTAGCACTTCTGCTGCAAGTGGTGGTTCTAACGGAGATATTTGGTATCAAGTAGCAAGTTAATATGACTTTAAAGATAAATGATTCTGGAACTTGGAAAGAACCTACAAAGGTTTCTGTAAAAGATGGCGGTGCTTGGAAAGAAGTATTAACTGCTAGTGTCAAAGATGGTGGTTCTTGGAAGCCTTTTTATCAAAGGAAATATACTTATACAGTTTCAAGTAATGTTAATAAATTAGATTTAGATACTGTACTTACTTCTGACCAAAAATTAGGTGATGTAGATGTAGTCATTAACTCTGGTGTTTATGTTTATTCAGACTCAACTAGCACCCCTGCCCTACTTACTGGAAGTGGTGTAGCAGGTGTTCTCACTATTATTAACAATGGCTATATTTATGGTGCTGGAGGGGCAGGAGGTAGTGGAGGAAGTCCAGATGGCGGTGCTGGGTCTGGTGGTAGTGGTGGCACAGCTTTAAAATTAGAGAAAAATATTACTTTAGACAACAATGGCTCAATCCTCGGTGGAGGAGGCGGAGGAGGAGGCGGTGGTGGCGCACAAGACGACCAATCCTTCTCTGATAATGATAGAGCAGGTGGTGGTGGAGGCGGAGGCGGACAGTCCTTCGGCTCTGGTGGTTCAAGAAATACTACTTGTGATGGTTCTGGATGTATCTCACAATCTGGCAATGGTGGAGCAGGTACTTTAACTGCTGCTGGCGGAGGCGGAGCAGGTGCAGTTGCAGGTGGAAGCCGAGGAACAGCCAATGCTGGAGCAGGTGGTTCTGGAGGCTCAGTAGGCAATTCAGGTTCTTCAGGCGCAAGTGCAAGTGGCAATGATGTAAACCACGGTGGTGGGTCAGGCGGAAGTGCAGGAACAGCAATAGATAATAACGGATTTACAAGGACAGGAGATTAAAAATGGCTTACGAACAATCAGCTTTTAAAAGAACAATGCCAAAACAAACAGGTTTTGTAAGACCAAAACTTAACAGACCAAAAATAACGCCCAGAGGTGGTAGTTTTTTTAAAAATGCAGGTCAAGCACTAGCAAATAGGAGAACAGGTGATCCTGGGAAATATGGTGCAGAAGATTTACAATTTAATATAGATTTAGGTGAAGATGTATTTAGA